CGAGCCTCGACGTGCTTCTCGTACCACGCACGATCCTCGGCGCGGTTCAGGACGTAGCCACGAATCCAGCGGCCGCAGGCTTCGGCGTCCGAGGACGACCGGAACATCGTGGCCTTGCCGCTGTCGCGGGACGGACGGGCGACCGGCTCAACAGCCGCAACCTCGACCGGCTTCGCAGTCGCAGCCACCTTGCCGCGGAGCGACGTGATCCGCTCGGCGATGGAGTGCTCGCGGGCGAGCTCGGCCTCGAGACGCTCACCTTCGACGGCGAGCTTCTCCATCTCGGCGGCCTGCTCGGCGGAACGGTCCTCGACGGCCGAAAGGTCGGCGAGCATCGCAGCCACAGCGGCGGCGCGGTCCTGAAGCTTCGAGAGTTGAGTGGCCATCCGTGGCGCTCCGTAGTTGGTGAACGGTGACAGTCCGTGTCTGTCGTTCACACTACGGGAGCAAAGGGCGATGACCTAGCGTTTCGGTTGTACGTACAACGAACGTCTGTAGATGTACTCGCTCGGCACGACCACCTTCGTGCTGAAGTCGCAGCATTGGCACTCGACGTAGCGAACCTGCTGATCGCCTGCCGCCTTGCTGGTACGTGTGCGAATGCGGCCACGCTTGCACTGCGGACACACGTCGCCTGGTCTAGCCACGCAGATGGCTCCTGAGCTTGGCAGCCCGCAGGCGAGCCGCCATCCGCACCGCCAGATTCGTCAGTGCCTTGCCGTCGCTCACCGGCTCGACCGGAACCGGAGTCTCTTCCTGCTCCGCCATCCACGCCTCCATACTGCGACGGGCAACAGCCGCAGACGATGACGAGTATGCAGGGTGTGTCACGACCGAAACGTCGAACAGACCAGACACCTCGCGGATCGAGCGACGCGGCATGCCGTCCTCGCCCGGTGCCCACGACTGCCCCTTCTGCTCGACGGTGAACGCGAACGACGAGCCACGCAGGTCGCCGCGGGCCGTGAGTTCGCCGATCGTGCGGCCCAACTCCGTGTTCGGCAGGACGACCGAGTACCGCAGCCCCTTGTCGTCGCTCGACAGTTCCAGCGTGCCTGACGACGTGCGGCCCAGCAGCTGGTTGGCGTCGTGGTTGAACAGGGCCACCACGTCCCGCTTGCCACGCTGGCGGTTGAGAACCTTGTCGAACGCACCCGGCAGGATCGTCTCGCGGAACCCGCCAAGGTCCACCGAGGTGGTGTTGTAGCGAACGGCATAGCCAGACAGGACCGTGCGGCCGTCGGCCCGAGTCTCGACAGCCACGCCACCGTCGTCGGCGAACTCCCAGTCACGCCGCTCGATCTCCGTAGCCACCGCCACGTCCATCTCGTCAGCCATCGCTCGCCTCCGTGCTCGGGGTGTCCTGGGCCGGCTCGTCTTCGCTCGGTTCGTCTTGCTCCTCGGGCACGTCCTCCACCGGCTCGGCCACCGGCTCAGCACCAGGGGGAAGCGGGCCGAGGTTCTCCTTCTGCCGCACCTCTTCCGGCGTCAACCACCGATTGCGGATGGCGATCTCATACGCCTGGTAGCGGGTCGTGATGTCGCTCCGCAGCAGCCCCTCCACGAGGAACTCCGCGTACAACTCGCCGTCCTCGGGGAGCACGTCCCGCTCAATCGCACCCTCAATCCGCCGTAGCCACGGGGCAATCGTGAACTTCTCGAACGACACCATCTCGCTCTGCAGGTTGCCCCACGTCGCGCGGCCCAACTCTTGAATCATGTGCGGCGGCATCCGCCAGATGCGGCAGATCGCCAGCAGCGATTGCATCCACAACTCGGCCAGTTGGCTCTCTTGATTCGTGGCCGTGATCGTGTCGGCCTTCAGGCCGTTGCTCAGCACCGCCGTCTCGCCAGCGTTCCGCGCCCCCTTGTGCCGGGCGTTCCACGACTCGCGAAGCCCTCGCCGCTGCTCCTCGTTGAGCACTTGGTCGGTCGTGAGGATCAGACCCGGCTGAGCTTGGTTCCTGTAGAAGTTGGCGGCGTAGCCCTCCAGGCTGCGGGCCAGGCTGATCGCATCACGGCCCAACTCAATCGGCACTTCGCCGTGAATGCCGTCGAACGAGATCCACGAAATGTGGCAGATCTGGTCGTCGCGGTAGATCGTCTGCCGGCCCGTCTTCGGGTCCGTGAACAGGTAGGTCTTCGTGCCCTCGTCGTCCGCCTCGACCTTCATGCCGGCCGGGTTCAGCGGTCGCAGTTCGGTCACCTGCCCATCGGGGCCGCGGAACTTGTACTGGTAGGAATTGCCGTAGAACCCCATGTGCAGGCAGATTTGCTCAACCCACTGGTAGCGGGTCTGGTAGCGGTTCGGTCGCTTGGCGAGCACGTTGTAGATCGCCAAATCCTTGGCTCGCTCAGACGTGTAGTCGTCACGCTTGCGGTAGACGTGCAGCGGCAGGCAGGCGACGGTCTCGGCCACCACGCGAGCACACGCCATGTACGCCGCCGTCCGCATGGCGGTCTCGGGAGTCACCCGCACGCCAGACTCGGCAGCAGCCGCAACAAGGTCATCCCAGCGGCTCATCCGCGTCTCAAGCCAGCGGATCTCGGGGAGCGTCGCATCCATGCGGTGTTCACCAGAAGGAAAGTTCGGGCATCGCCTGCGGCGTCAGGCTTTCGCCCATGTGCGAGCCAATCGCCATCACCAGAGCCACCATGCCGTCGATGCGTTCCGTGCTCTTCGCTTTGGATGGCTTGATGTTGCCGGCCGAGTCGCTCTGAACCGCTACGTTTCCTGCTTGCCAGCCTAGCACCGGATGCCCAGCGTGCCGCAGTTTGCCGTCGATCGTGAGTGCCTCCAGACGCTTCGCCGGGGCACTCATCGACGCGAATCCCTGCCCGAACATCTGCACCGGCAAGCCCTCAGCCACGAGCTCCTGCGCGAGCATCGTCGCATTCCATCGGTCGATGGCGATCTGCTTCGGCTGAAACCGGCCGCAGAACTCCATGATGTCACGCTTGATCGTGGCGTAGTCCGTGCTCTTGCCGTCCGTCAGCCGCAGGAATCCGTCCCTCGCCCACTGGGTGTAGGGCACCCGGTCAACCCGCTCCCGCTCAGCGGCGTTGGCCTCGGGGCACCAGAACATCGGCACCACGTCGTACCGCCCCGACTCATCGGGAAACACAGCCACGAATGCCGACGTGTCCCACGTACTCGCAAGGTCCAGCCCCGCCCAGAACGGCCGCCCCTCCAGCGGCTCGAGCTCCACGCCGCAGGCCGCCCACTGGTCGGGACGAAGGAACCTAATATCGCTGGTTGTCGGTATGTTGAGCCGATATCTCAGGAAAGCGTTCAACTTGGTCGCGGAGTTCTCGGCTTCCTTGCAGTCAGCGGCGAATGACTCCTCGCTGATCGTTTCGCCGAGCGACGGGTTCGCCTTGTGCCAGATCTTCGGCGACTTCCAATCGTCCTCCCGATCCGCCGCGTAGATGCAGCCGAAGAACGACGGGTCGAACGTCGGGTCTGCAATACACCGCTCGGCGTAGTCGTGCTGGTCGTACCAGAGGTGGGTCTTGTTCGCCTCGCCAGCCGTCGTGATCGACAGCACCAGCGGCTGACGCCGGGCAGCACCGCCGTACCGAAGGGCATCCCACAGCCGGCGATCGCCCCGTTGGGCGTGCAACTCGTCGAACAGCAGGCAGGAGATGTTGAGCCCCTCGGCCCTGAACGCATCCGCCGACAGCACCCGGTAGAACGAGTTGCTGCCGCGATGCACGATGGTCTTCCGCGAGTCGAGAACCTCCAGCACCTTGGACAAGGCCGGCGACGAGCGGACCATCGACGCGGCTTCTCGGTAGATGATGCCAGCCTGCTCGCGGTCCGATGCCGCACCGTAGACCTCAGCCCCGGCTTCGCCGTCGGCCACCAGCATGAAGAGCGCGATGCCGGCGAGCAGCGTGGACTTGCCGTTCTTCTTGGGGATCTCGATGTACGCCTGGCGATGCTGCCGCGTGCCGTCAGGTTTCAGCCGGCCGAAGATCTCGCCGAGCACGTACTTCTGCCACGGCAACAACAGGAACGGTTGCCCGGCCGTCTGGCCCTTCGAGTGCTTCAGCACCGTCTCGAAGAAACGGTACACCCGGTCGGCCTTCGCCTGGTCGATGCCAGGACGATGCTTAGCCGTGGGCGGCGAAGAACTCTTCGAGCTCGTCCTTTTTGACTTCGACTTGCGTGGCAAGCTTCGTTCTCGACGAGGGGTTGAGGCCAAAGTCAGCCTCTAAGACGTGGAGTTGTGCCGCTAATTTGTGGGCTATCGCAACCTCTGGACGCTGGGCGATGTACTTGATGTCGCCCTTGTCGTTCAGGATCGGGTACGTGTCGCCCTCTTTTTGGAGTTTCGCACGGGTGGCAAGCCACCATTCGTATGTGTCGCAGTACCTCGCCAGTGCCTCGATGTCGGCCTGCGTCATCACTCGCACGGATTGAAGTAGCGGCAGCACCCTGCCCCAACGCTGACGAGCGACCGGGCCGAGGTACTCTGGCATCTCCACCCCAGTCTGCGGCGGCGTCGGCTCAAGTTCGTTGAGGCGTCGCTTTCCTGGGTTGCCACGCAGGATCTTCAGCTGCGTTGGAACCGGCGGCCTGCCCTTCCTGGCCATGACCTACCCCCTATGCGACTTTTGCGGGCGCGTTTTCGTGCT